GCCAGTCACCTAAGAAAGTTGGCGGCGTTGGCCGACGAACAAAGCCTTACATGGTACGAACGCCGTATGCTCACCCGTGCTCATCGCAAAGCGCAAATGGAACTTAACCGCGCTGAGACTTTAGATGCGGCTATGTCGATTGTGTTGAATAGAGAAGAAGAAAAAACTCTGTATGTTCCGGCGGAATACGGATCGTCAATAAGCATAGCGGGCACGGATTTGTATAAACGGCAGTTAGAACAACAAGCTCAGATTGTTAAATCAGATTTGCAACGAGCACTGATGGGGACGCCCCGTTGATTACGATTGACTTCGAGACTTACTACGCTTCAGACTACAGCCTCACCAAAGTGACGACTGAGGAGTATGTGCGTGACTCACGCTTCCAAGTTATTGGGGTGGCGGTCAAGGTGAACAACGAGTCAACAGAATGGTTTACGGGCGACATGGAGGAGACCGCCGAATGGTTGGCGGGCTTCGATTGGAACAACCACTTCGTGTTAGCCCATAACGCCATGTTTGATGCGGCCATCCTGACTTGGGTGTTTGGTCAGAAGCCCAAGGCATGGCTGGATACGTTGTCTATGGCACGGGCCATACTGGGTACACAGGTTGGCGGTAGTTTATCCAAGCTGGTTGAATATTTTGGATTGGGTGTCAAAGGCACTGAAGTGGTCGATGCCAAGGGGCTACGACGCGAGGACTTTGGTGCGGAACAATTGGCGCAGTACGGTGTGTATTGCAAGAACGATGTGGAGCTGACTTACAAGCTTTACAACGAACTCAACCCGACATTCCCAGTGAGAGAGAAGCGCCTCATAGACATCACGATCAGGATGTTCAGCGACCCGATGCTGGAGCTTGATACGCAAAAATTGGAAGATCATTTGAGAGCGGTGCGTGAGCGCAAGGAGAAATTGTTTACTGATTCTGGGATAACGAAAGAAATCTTGAACAGCTCGGCCAAGTTTGCTGAGTTGCTGGGGCAGTATGTACGGCCACCCATGAAGCCAAGCCCCGCCAATCCAGAGAAGTTTATCTATGCGTTTGCCAAGAGCGATGAGCATTTCGTGGCTCTACTTGATCACTCCAACGAGGCCGTGCAAGCTCTTGTTGCGGCTCGGTTGGGCGCAAAGTCCACGCTGGAGGAGACAAGGACGGAGCGGTTCATCGACATCTCACGCAGGGGATTCATAGGCGGGTCCCTTAATCGTCTACCTATTCCGTTGAAATATTACGCTGCCCACACAGGGCGGTGGGGCGGGTCGGACAAGATCAATCTACAGAACCTGCCCAGTCGTGGCGCGGAGGGCGGCAAGCTCAAGCGGTGCATCGTTGCACCCCGTGGGCATGTCATCATCGACTGTGACTCATCGCAGATTGAAGCTCGGGTGCTTGCGTGGTTGGCGGGCGAGACGTATCTGTTGGACTTGTTCCGTCAGAAGGCCGACGTGTACAAACACATGGCGTCCGCAATCTATGGTGTGGTAGAAGAGGCGGTTGACGCAGAGCAACGGTTCATCGGTAAGACTACGGTGCTCGGTGCGGGCTATGGGATGGGGGCGATTAAGTTCCAAGTTCAGTTGGCCAACATGGGCAAAAACCTCAACTTCGATGACTGCCAGCACATCATTAAGCAGTATCGTGCTGTGAACCGACGGATAGCGAATTGGTGGAATCACCTGACCATGATTCTTCAGTTTATGGTCGCCAACAAAGCGGCACAGGTGGATGCGGTTGGCCTGATGGAGACTTCCCCATTCACAGGAATCCCGTTGCCCAACGGTTTGTTTCTTAACTACCCTGAGTTACGCAAGGACTCTGCCGGTCAGTTTGTTTACGAGACACGCAAAGGCCCAAACAAAATCTATGGTGGCAAGGTTGCTGAGAACCTATGCCAAGCCGTTGCTCGTTGTGTCATTGGTGAGCAGATCATCCAAATTGAAAAACGCTACAGGGTTGTGCTAACCGTGCATGACGCTGTGGCTTGCGTAGTACCAGAGGACGAGGCAGACGAAGCTCGGGCCTACATTGAAGAATGTATGCGTACATCACCCCCTTGGGCCTTAGATCTGCCGCTTAACTGCGAGTCAGGGATGGCCCGTAACTATGGAGATTGTTAATGTCAAAACCTATAACGTGGTCGTACAGCAGTTTAGCGTTGTACCAGCAGTGCCCCAAGAAGTACTACCACCTCAAAGTCGCGAAGGATATCAAAGAGCCGTTGGGCGAAGCTATTATTTTTGGTAACGAGATTCATAAGATAGCTGAAGAATACGTTGGTAAAGGTCGCCCTATTCCTGAGAAATACAACCACATAGAGCCAGCTTTGAAGGTGTTGAAAGATATGCCCGGGGAGAAACTTTGCGAGAACAAACTTGGCTTGACCGCTGAGTTAAAGCCATGCGGGTTCTTTGACAAGAACGTATGGTGGCGTGGCGTGGCCGACATCATCATCCTGCAAGGGGATACTGCCCTGACTGTGGACTATAAGACGGGCAAGTCGAGCAAGTTTGCCGAACTCAAACAGCTTGAGATTGTGTCCCTTGCAATATTTAAACACTTCCCAGAAGTAAAGAAGGTTAAAGCGGGCTTGATGTTTTTGTTTGCTGATGACTTTATAAAGACTGCTTACTTGGCTGACTCACAAGATGAACTGTGGGGTAGCTGGGTATCAGATGTTGGGCAACTTCAGGCTTCCGTAGAGAGCGACATGTGGAATCCAAAACCCAACTTTACGTGTCGTGGCTGGTGTCCAGTCACGTCTTGTGATCACAACCAAGGAGAGAAATGATGGCAAAAAAATTAAGCAGAGCAGAGAAGATTCGTCGTTACCTTACAGCGCACCCAAGCGTATCAGTGACAGAGGTTGCGAAAAAGTTTGATACGACGTATCAGATCGTGTACATGATAAAGACAAAAATGCCCAAGAAGATTGTGCTTCAAGCAAGCGAAGTAGAGGTGGCCAAGAGATTGGGTGTCAATGCAGAAGAGTACGCTAAACAAAAAGCCATACTGTTGAAACAGAAAAAAATACCCAAGTTAGAACCAACAACTGGGTATTCGTATGCGTGGATAGATACTGTTCAACTGAACGAAGCTTCTAAAGATGCGTTGGCTTCTAAGTTAGCTACTGGGCCAGCGCCTGATCTTGTGAACCATCCGTCACATTACAAGACGGGCGGTATTGAGACGATTGACTTCATCGAAGCCAAGGAACTTAACTACAACATGGGTAACGCTGTGAAGTACATCAGCCGTGCGGAACACAAGGGCGACAAGAAGCAAGACCTAGAGAAAGCTGTGTGGTATCTCAACCGCGAAATAGGAAAGCTCTGATATGTGGGATGTACTTATTGCCGTGGTACTCATGGGGTTTGGTGCAGTAGCTGTGATTGCCATCTGCGGATTGATTGGATGGGCGATATTTTTTATTCAGAATGGAGGTAGGGATGACTGAATTCAACGACACCGAACGAGAGAGCAAGGTTAAACAAGAAAATGTAAAGGCACAAATGAGTAACTTCAACAAACCAACAAACCCACCAGCATTTCCAAATCCTCATTACCACAACGTATCTGGCATGACCTTGCGTGATTACATGGCGGCAAAGGCTATGCAAGGATATATCTCAGCAAGGGGATGGCATCCGGACTTTGTTTTCCCGGAAGATTTTAATTTTGATGAGGGCAAACGTGCCGCAGATGCAGTCTCTGTATCGGCATACAAATGGGCAGATGAAATGTTGAAAGCGAGGGAAGCATGAAAACATTTATAACAAAAAGCAACAAAGAAATCAAAATATGGGATGGTTTGATTGACTATGCTGTTGCAGATTATTTTTTTCAATATGCAAACAACTCTTTGTATCGAATAGGTTGGGGCGATGGTGATTATTCAGAAGAGCAAAGAAAATATAAATACCTTTATTCTTCACTTACTATTGATGAATGTGTTTCAAGCAAAGTGTTTCCTGTTGCACTTAAATCACAAATAGTTGAAGAATTAAAAGGTGCTACTTTTGCTCAAGCAATAATAAATTTATCTAGCCCAGCGGATATACATTTTCCACACGTCCATCCAAATAGATATGTTTTGCTTTACTATGCAAACCCAATTTGGAGAACACATTGGTATGGTGAAACACTTTTTTACAACGAGACGGCGACAGAGATAGAACTTGCGCTGCCGTACACGCCGCACAGATTAGTTTTGTTTGATGGCGAAATACCCCATTCAATAAGACCGCAGTCCAGAGATGCAGAAACACATAGGTTTACTTTTGCGATGGTGTTTGATAAATCAGATGCAATACTGAAAGCGAGAGAGGCGTGAAAATAAAAAATCATCCAGCATTCCCTAC